CTATAGAATTAAGTGGTCAACTTAGTTGTTATGTTGAAGAAGATATGCAAAAAATAATTACGCAATATCTAATAAGAAAATAACATATGGAATTAGGAGGAAATAAATGACTTACGTAATCAGTGACTTACATGGGGAATATGACTTATTTATAAAAATGTTAGAAAAAATTAATTTTTCCCCCGAAGATATTCTCTATATTTTAGGGGACGTAGTTGATAGAGGGAAAGAGCCAATTAAATTATTGCAATACATAATGACGCAATCTAATATGATAATGTTATTAGGTAATCATGAAGAGTTTATGTTAAATTATTTTGAAAATGAGTATACAGATTATGGGGATTGGTTTAAAAATGGTGGGGCTTTAACATATAGACAAATACTTGCTGTAAGTCAAAACGAACAAGAACGAATATTGAGCTATATTAAAAGGTGTAAGTTAACTTATCGTTTAAAAATAAACGGTAAATCTTTTATACTGTGCCATGCTGGCTTAGAGCACAGTGAGGAAGGTGTTTTGTTGAGTACTCAATATAGAGACTACATATTATGGGCTAGAGACGAATTTATACATAATACAAAGATTGCCGACGAAGAGAGCACGGTGATTTTTGGACATACCCCAACTATAACTATAAAAGTTTATAAAAGAGATAAAACTGGGATTTGGTTTGGTGATAATAGAATTGGAATTGATTGTGGAGCGGTATTCGGATATAAATTAGGGTGTTTAAGATTAAACGATATGAAAGAATTTTACGTTGTAAAGGGGGAAGATGTTGAATAAAGAAAATAAAATTGATAAAGATATACAGCTAACATTTTTAGAATTAGAAGTATTACATAAATTATTGAGTAGGGTGACAACAAACTATATAGTAGATGTTCTAGGCATGACATTTCAAGAGGACGATTTACTATACAATGTTTACTGTAAGATAGATAATTAATTAAAAGGGGAAATAGAATGTATCAATGGCGATTAATGGATAATAAAAAAGAGTTTGAATATGGGCGAAATATGGCTAAACAAATGGGATTAGAATTTGTTAAGGATATAGACCTAAACTTATTAAAGTTACCTCACCCTTCAATCTATATAGGTAACGAAGATTGCTTGAAATTTGCCTTAGGTGTCAAATTAGATTTAGCAATTGAATTACTAAAACAAGACCGTACTAAAGGTTATTTTGAGTTCAATGGACTTATGTATTGTAAGCTATACCCAAGTTACCGAAGTGTTCCAAATATTATTGTCGTTATGGACTTATATTTACATAACGTATTAAGTTAAAACGTAATAAAATGGGAAATTTATTAGGAGATTAAAATGAGAGAAATTAAATTCAAGGCGTGGAGTGGCTTAACGATGTATGTTCCTGATTATATTGATTTTACTGGAGGGTGCTACACGTCTTATAGTAGGTGGGATAGTGCGTCAGTAGAAAAAGACGAAAATAGTATTTTACTACAATGGACGGGTTTAAAAGACAAAAATGATAAAGATATTTATGAGGGTGATATTTGTCAGCGTAAATATTTTAAAAATAACATAGAAGTTATTGAATTATATAAAATTTTTTTTGATGTTGGTATATTTCAATGTGAAAAGATTAGTTCACCAGGTATGTCTTGTTCCTTAGGTTTCTATTGCACAAACGTAAATGTAATCATTGAAGTAATTGGAAATATTTTTGAGAACCCAGAATTTTTAAAAAATTAACATTATATGAAGGACTTACTATTAATATAATCGTGGAGGAATTATGGAAGAAAAAATAATTGAGTACAGAGGATTAAAAATTGGGGATAATATTTTAATTTTAGATTGCTATGAAATAAAAGAAACATACGTTAAAGGGTTTTATAAGGATTTTGAACATGACGAATCAAATTCTATGATTACTTTTGTTGAGCATGAACACGGTTCAGACCCCTTTAACGACGTGTATACGGACGGATTTTACGCTAAATGTGGGGTACAACGGAAGAAAGACGCTTATGACGCTTATGTTACAAGTGGATATTAATTCTAAATAAAACTAACAATTTATTAAGCAAAAAGAGGGTATAAAATGAAAAATTTCAAAGATTTTGAGGAAGAAGGGAAAAATGATTATGGAAAACAATATAGAAATTAATGGTTTATGGGAAAATATGAAAACAAAAAACAAATATTGGGTGATTGGTACCGCAATAAATTGCACAAATAAAGAAGACGGTCAATTAATGGTTTTATATGGCTCTTCAATCTGTGATATAAAAATATTCGCAAGAGAGAAAAAGGAGTTTGAGGAAAAATTCGTTAAGGTTATGTTATGATATGAAGAATCGATTAATAAACTATGTTAGAAATATGTGGAAGAGGAAATTATGAAAACATTAAATATGATTCAAGACTGGAAAGAAAGTGGCTTTAAAAAGAAATATATACAAACAAATGCATGTACAAATTTACCAGTAACGGTGTTTAATAATGGTTGTGACGTTTTATTTACTAGTGGTTTCAGTATTGAACCATTTTCAGACCCTAAAAAATGGTCAAAAATATTTTACATATCAAAAGAAAGTTTAGAAAACGAATGGGAAGAAATCGTAGAAGAATTTGAAATTAAAGGGGCAATAAAAAAAGCTCATGACGGTAACATAATGCTTTCTTTGAGTAGTGGCGTACGATTTATTGGCACAAAACAAACCTATTCAGAAATTGAGGTTTTAGGAAAATGGATTCAAGTATATATTTAATAGTGAACTACCCACGACTAAAGTCGCAGGCTTCTAAAGCTAAGTTCACCAGACTCAGTATCTAGAAACGGATACTACGATAGAAAGGTTATGATACCTACGGTTGACGCATCAGACCGTTGCACTGTCGCTTATAATTAAGAAGAACTGAGGAAAGGTTCGGTGTTATGAGTGTAAAAAGCTTTTTTATCATTGTCGAGATGGCGTCGGATTCTTATTATGGTAAAAGTAATAAGATACGCAAAACTTACCGCAAGGTAAAGTATTTATTAGGGGGCTAATTATGGTTTATGTAATTAATTTTGACGGAACTCCGTTAATGCCTTGCACGTCAGTAATCGCAAGATTATTATTAAAACAAGGTAAAGCAAAATGTATTAAAAGAACACCATTTACTATTAAACTTTTATATCAAACAACCAATTACACACAATATCTAACACTTGGAATTGATACAGGAAGTAGTAAAATTGGTAGTGCTGTAGTAAGTGATAATGGCGGTGTTTTATATTTGTCAGAAGTTAAAATCAGAAATGATATTACTGACAAAATGAAACAACGCAGTAAATATCGTAGGAATAGACGTAATAGGAAAACAAGATACAGAAAAGCAAGATGGGCAAATAGGAAAAATAGTATTAGGACAGTTAGATTTTCACCTACAATGGTGAGTAAAATTAATAGTCATATTAGAGAATATAATTTTGTAAATTCAATTCTACCTATTAAACATACTATCCTTGAAACAGCAACATTTGACGCACATGCATTGAAGAATCCTACGGTTTTGAGTAATAAGTGGTTATACCAAAAAGGTATTAATTATGGATTTGCTAATACTAAAGCCTATGTTTTAAATAGAGATAACCATACTTGCCAACATTGTAAAGGTAAAACCAAGGATAGCAAACTTGAAGTACACCATATTACATTTAGACGTAATGGTGGTTCTGACGATTCTGAAAATCTAAAAACACTCTGTAAAACATGTCATGATAATTTACATAGTGGATTAGTTAAATTAACTGGTGGCAAGTCAAAAGGACAATTAAAACACGCCACTCAAATGAATAGTATAAGAACACAGCTATTAAATATTTTACCATTTGTAGAAGAAACCTTTGGGTTTGTAACTAAGGAACATAGACAATTACTAAATCTTCCAAAAGAGCACTATATGGATGCTATAGCTATTGCAAGCCAAGGTAAATATGTAGTCTTTAAAACGCAAGAAGTCATATTAAAAAAGTGTGTTTCACAAGGTGATTATCAACAAACAAAGGGTGTTAGGTCAGAACAAAGAATCCCAACTAATAAGATACAAGGATTTAGAAAGTTTGACAAGGTTAAGTATCTAGGACATGAGTATTTCATTAAAGGTAGAATGTCAACAGGGTATGTAATTCTAATGGACATAGAAGGAAATAAGATAGAATTTTCAAACGCGCCAAAAGGAATGAAGACAGCAAAGACGAAAAATTTAACAAGAATAAGCAGTAGAAACACATGGTTGACACAAGCAAGACCGCTACAATTCATCCCATGATTGAAATCACGGGTGTTCTTGTAGCTCATATAAATAAAGGGGAAATTAAAAATGAAATTAGAAAGACAGCTTGTAAGATATATTGTATCATGTGACGAAGACGAATATGAAGACGAAGATGAAGACGAATATGAGGATGAAGACGAATATGAGGACGAAGACGGGGCACAATATATACTATACGACGTAGACAATAGAACTGAAATAATGAGGGGCGACTATTATCACGATAAGGTTGAGGAAAAAATAGAAGGATTTTTAAATTGTCTTAGCTATTTAAATATTGAGTTCTCAATTGAAAGCACCACTGTTAAAGAGTAATATAAATTATAAACTTATATTAAGAAAACATTCGATAAACTTCTTGACATTATATCATTATTATGTTAATATAGAGAAGTAGAATAAATAAGAGATATATAAATAAAAATATTAATAAATAAGGGGAAAAAGATATGGAGTTTTTACTATTAAAACAAGCAATGCAAGAAAACTTTAATAGAATGTCTAAAAATGCAACTCAATTATTTGAAGTTAACGTGGACAAAGAAGAATTATGGAATCTGTACTTAGATAGTTTCCCAGAAGGAACTAATGAGGTTTTTAGACAGAGAAGAGAGTATGATTGTAGCTGTTGTAGACATTTTATTAAAACTATTGGGAATGCGGTAGTTATTGAAAACAATAAAATACAAACTATTTGGGACTTTAAGATTAATGACACTAAATTTCAAACAGTTGTAAATGCCTTATCCTCATATTTAAAGTCAAAAGTTATTTCAGACGTTTATGTCAGCAAACTTAGTAAAATAGGAACAGATAATAGCCATGAGCAATTACCAAACAAAGAAATAATCTCATGGAATCATTTTTACCTAGAACTACCAACTAAGTTTGTTAGTAAAAGCGATAAGTCTGAGGGTGACATTAAGGGGTCATTTAGAGATATTAAAAATGTATTTAAGAGGTCTTTAGACGAAATAACTGAGGAAAGCTTACTTACTGTATTAGAACTTATTTCACAAAACTCTTTATATAAAGGTGAGGAATGGAACGTTGTATTGACCCAATTCCTTAAACACAAAAGAGTATATGACAAATTAAAGTCAGAAGGCGAAAAAAATAATTATACTTGGGAACAATCTGTTAAGGTTGGGGGCGTAATTGGTAAAATAAGAAATCACAGTATTGGAACGTTACTTGTTAATATTAGCGAAAGTATGGAATTAGATTTAGCCGTTAAAAAATACGAAGCAATTGTAGCCCCAACCAACTATAAAAGACCAAAAGCAATATTCACTAAAAAAATGTTACAAGACGCTAAAAAGACAATTGAAGACTTGGGCTATTTAAATTCTTTAGGTAGAAGGTATGCTACCTTAGACGATATTGTTATAAACAATGTTATGTTTTCTAATAAGGACTCCGCAAAAAGAATCGGTGTTTTAAGTGACCTAAGTGGTGTAAATGGTTTGGACGTTTTTGCTAAAATGGCTAAAGAAGTTCCAACAAATCCTAAAAAATTCTCTAAAGTTGAAGAAGTTTCTATCGGCGATTTTATTGCAAATGTGCTTCCAACCGCAAGTGAACTTGAGGTATTTTTAGAAAATAAACATTCTAGTAATATGGTTTCATTAATCGCACCAGAAAATAAAGAGGCAAAAACAATGTTTAAATGGAACAATTCTTTTGGATGGGCTTACTCTGGTAATATTACAGATAGCGATATGAAAGATAGAGTTAAGTCCGCTGGGGGTAATGTTGAAGGTGTATTAAGATTTTCTATTCAATGGAATGAAGTAGCGGATGATAGAAATGATTTAGACGCACACTGTAAAGAACCTAATGGAAAACTTATTTACTTTGGAAATAAACTAGATTTCGCTACTACTGGACAGTTAGACGTTGATATAATTAGACCTACTATTGGGAAACCCGCTGTAGAAAATATTACTTGGATTGATAAAAATAAAATGCTAAGTGGGGTATATAAGTTTGCTGTTAATTGCTTCTCTAATAATGGTGGTAGAACTGGATTTAGAGCCGAAATTGAGTTCGACGGTCAAGTATATTCTTTTGAGTATAATAAAGAATTAAAAAATAGGGAAACAATTGAGGTTGCGAGTGTTACTTTCAATAAAAGTACTGGATTTACAATTGAAGAAAAGTTACCGTCAAACGTATCTTCTAGGGACGTGTGGAATTTAACTACCAATCAATTTGTTCCAGTGTCCGTTGTTACATTATCCCCTAATTATTGGGACTTACAAGAAGGTATTGGTAATAAACATTACTTCTTTATGTTGAAAGATTGTATTAACCCAGAAATGCCAAATTCAATGTTCAACGAGTTCTTAAAAGAAGAATTAATGAAACATAAGAATGTTTTTGAAGCATTAGGTGGTAAAATGGCTGTAAAAGACGCAGACGACCAACTATCGGGGATAGGTTTCAGTTCAACAAAAAGAAATGATTTGTTAATAAAAGTCAAAGGTCAAACAGAAAGAATACTAAAAATCAAATTTTAAAAATAAAAAGGGGAAATAAGAAAATGGAAAACATGTTCGAATTTGCAATTAAAAATAAGTTGAGATTTGCTTTCAAAGGAATGGTATCAGTAGAGGACTTATATGATTTAACTGTTCAAAGTTTAGACTCAATTTTCAAAAGTCTTAATGCACAAGTAAAGCAAGTGAAAGAAGAAAGTTTATTGAACACAAAAAACCAAGCGGATAAGGTACTTGAAACTCAAATTGAGATTGTTAAGTATATTGTTAAAGGTAAATTAGAGGAAGAAAATACAAGACTTCAAGCTAAAACTAAAAGAGAGCAAAAACAAAAACTTATGGCAATTTTGGCTTCTAAGCAAGACGAAGCATTACTAAGCAAGACATCAGAAGAAGTTCAAGCAATGATTAATGAATTAGAATAAGTTGTCTATCTACATACTACGTATAATTTATATGTAGTATGTAGTATGTTTTATTCAGTAAAATAGGTTTTAATAGGGGGCTAAAATGGAAAACATAGTAAAATTTTGTCCACATTGTAATAAAGTTAATAAGCCTTATTTTATCTACGGTTATTTTTGTACCGAGTGTCATATGAATAGACAGCAATATCCAATAATAACTTTATGTGGAAGTACTAAGTTTAAAGAAGAATTTTTAGAGGCACAAAAAGAATTGACTTTACAAGGATATATTGTAATATCCGTAGGACTATTTGGTCATGCTGACGGTGATTATCAGACAGTTTTAACGGAAGAAGTTAAAACTATACTTGACGACATGCATAAAAAGAAAATTGATATGTCACACGGTATATTTGTTATTAATAAATATAATTACATAGGGAATAGTACAAGAAGTGAAATTGAATATGCTGAAAGTAAAGGTAAGTTTGTTTTGTATATGGAAGAATAGGAAAATAGAATAAAAGAATTGCTTTTAAACGTTTAAAAGTTTATACATAATTATAAAGGGGAATTAATGACGGAGATAAATAAAATATATAATGAAGATTTTTTAAATAATAAATTAGACGCAAATTCAATAGATTTAATAGTTACTGACCCCCATATAAAACTATAACAGGTGGTGATAGTAATGGCGCTAATTCAGAACGCCCAAAAGGAATGTTAAGTGGAAATAGAAAATTATTTAAACACCAGAAACTTAAAATATCTGATTGGATGCCAGAATTATATAGAGTATTAAAAGAAGGGTCACATTGTTACATATTCACTAATGTTTTGAATTTTGAAGAAATGTTAGCCGAGAGTAAAAAGGCTGGATTTAAATTACATAATTTATTAGTGTGGGAAAAGAATAATTGTACGCCTAGTCAGTTTTATATGAAAAATTGTGAGTATATTTTATTTCTAAGAAAAGGAAAAGCAAAATGGATTAATGATATAGGGGGTAGTAAAACCGTACATAAATTTAATAATATTATAGGGAACAAAAAGCATCCATGCGAAAAACCCGTTGACTTATTAAAATTATACATAGCAAATAGTTCAATTGAAGGGAATGTTATATTAGACCCTTTTGCTGGCTCTGGAAGTACATTATTTGCGACAATGGGGTTGAAAAGAAACTATATCGGGTTTGAAATAGACGCTGAATACTGTGAAATAGCCAAAAACAGATTATGTCAACTAGCCCCATTTTTACCAAATATGACGGAAGAATAAAAGAACAGAATAAAAAAGTCGCTTTTAAATAAAAGGGGAAAAATGAAAAAGTACATATTAACAGACAAAGAATTAAAACTATTGTTGCATGATAGTGTTCAGTTTAATTATTTACAGTGTGTGGGGGTTGATAATTGGAACGGATATGACGAGGCACACGAGGCTTTAGAGTCTGACGGTTATGAAAATTATGCCGAAGTGGTTAAGGAATTATTAACACAATATGAAGAGTATAAAGTTAATGAATAAAAGAGTTATTTTATTAGACAGTAGCAAATTATTTAAAATAGTTAAAAGGGGAAATAAAAATGAATAAAGAATATAAAAGTTTTTATAAAAAAGTAGGGGGTGGGGAAGGTGATAGGTGCAATTATCCCACTAGACTAGACGTTTATGGGTGTGGGTGTCAACATGATTGTTCATATTGTTATGCTAAAAGCTTATTAGACTTTAGAAAATTATGGGACGCTAAAAACCCAGCAATAGCGGATATAGATAAGAAAAATGATACATAAGATTACAGAGGATACTACTGTAAGACTTGGTGGAATGACGGATTGCTTTCAACCATTAGAAAAAACTGTACGTAATACATATAATACGATTCTTGCTTTAAATGAAGTTAATAAGCCATATCTTATAGTAACTAAAAATGCTATGGTCGCCGACGACGAATATATTGCAATTATGAGAAAAGACTTAGCTCATATTCAAATCTCTGTCACTACAACGGACGACGAATTATGCAAAACTTATGAAAAAGCAAGCGTGTCGTCTGAACGTATTAAGGCAATTGAAAAACTATACGCTTTGGGATTTGACGTACAACTAAGATTATCCCCATTTATTCCACAATTTGTTGACTTTAAAATTATAAATAATGTAAAGTGCGACAAGATATTAATTGAATTTTTAAGAGTTAATACATGGATAAAAAAATGGTTTGATATTGATTATTCCTCATATACTTTAAAAGAAGGGGGATATCGCCATTTGCTTTTAGAAGACAAAATTGAGCACCTTAAGAAAATCACAAGCTTTAAAGAAAAAACAATTTGCGAAGACGTAAATGAGCACTATGAGTATTGGAAAGAAAACTTCAATGCGAATAAAGAAGATTGCTGTAATTTATCAAAATAAAATAAACTTAGGATAAAAAGTTATGAAGTATGTAGGCAGTAAGAATAAAATATCAAAAGAGTTAGCACCAATAATTCAGTCGTACATAAAAAGTGATACTGTAGGTTATTTAGAGCCATTTGTAGGTGGGGCAAATATGATTGATAAGATTCAATGCGGTAAAAAAGTAGGGTGTGATATTCATGAAGAACTAATTGAATTATTAAAGCAAGCACAAACAGATTACGATTTTCCACAACATATATCTGAGGACGAATATAATAATGTTCGTGTAAACAGAGATAGTTATCCTAAGTGGTATATTGGATTTATTGGATTTATGGCTACGTTTGGTGCAAAATACTATGGTGGATATGCAAGAAGTTTTAAGGCGGACAAAATAACACCTAGAAACCAATCAAACGAGTCTATTAGGAATCTTGATAAACAAAGACCTAATTTAAAAGGAATTGTATTTTTACATAAAAGTTTTCAAGAGTTACCTAAAAATAAAATAAAAGAATATGTAATCTACTGTGACCCACCATATGAAGGTACTACGAAGTATTCTACCAATGTATTTCCACATAAAGACTTTTGGCAATGGTGTAGAGAAATGAGTAAAGATAATACGGTTTTAGTAAGTGAATATAATGCACCAAACGATTTTGAATGCATTTGGTCTAAAGTACACAAAACAAGTCTCAATACACAATCTGGTGAACAATCAGAAAGAGTCGAAAAACTGTTTAAATATAAAGCATGTAAATAAAAGAATTGTTTTATTAGAGAATTTTATTGACGTGTTCTCAAATATTTTTCTTGAGAAATTCCGTAATATTCGTTGGACAGTATATTGATTGTTATTTAGAAATGGAAGAGTAGAATAATACCGTAAAGGGGGTCTATTTTGAAAGAAATTAAATTCAAATTAAGAAAAACAGAAGGAATTAAATTATTACATAACAGTAAACAAGACGTTAAAACTCTATCGGAAGCATTAAATGTTTGCATAAATAAAATAAATGAGCTTGTTCAAGAAGTGAACGAGTTAAAAGAACAAGTAATTTGATAAATACATATGTTAACCATAATTGTCTCATTACCGAAATTGTGGGACATTAAAAGGAGAGTATGAAATGTTTAATTTTTGGATTTTTAGTTTAATATTTATTATAGTATTAGTAATTATTATGGTAGTGTTGGCTAATAAGTACGGTGACGAAGAGTTTTGGGGCGGTATTCTTACTATGATAGTAATTGTTTATTTCGGAATTTTCGTAATTACGAGTGCGGTTAATTATTTAAATACGTATGAAGTGAAAAGTTTCCAAAAAGGCTATGAATACGAATTAATATCGCTATCAGATAGTAAAGAGGTTAGTGGTGAATATTCGGACAGAGGAAATCTTCTTTTTAAATATGCGTCAGCACAAGTGGGGGAAGAAATTTTTTATTACGTTATTGTTGGTAATAATGAGAAGGGATATTTAATGAAAAAATTCAACATTGGAAAAGTATATTTATTCTTTGACGAAGAAAACTCGCCAAAATATATTATTACTTATGAGACTAAAGTTTATCGACATTATAGGAACTTCATGTTTGGGTACTTATTTAAAAACAGAAAAGATTACGTTGAAACAGAAGTAGTCAAAGAAGAATTACATATTCCTAATAATTCAGTCCAAGTTGAGTATAACATAGATTTGAAGTAAAATAGTGATATTTGCGACCTAATAAAAAAAGCATTTTATTAGGAAAATAGGGAAAGGAGAGAATATGGAACATATTTACGGAATTGACCAAAATGAGGACTTAAAGGCGTTATACGGCGAAGATTACGAAGAATGTAACCTTTTTAGGAAAATACTGTGGGGGTTTTTAATGGACTTCGATATTGATATAAGAAGACTTAATTATATCATTCAAAACCCAATACCTATTACAATAAACGAGTATGAAGAATGGGGATTATTTAAAAATAAAGTTTGCGAATCCTCGTGTACTCATACTTGTGCCTCTAATGCTTTAATTGAAATAGATAGATTTGTAGTAAAATACCATTTAAAGTCAAATATACTATCTAATAAAATGGATATTTTATTAGATAAATGAGAAAGGGGTAAAATGAGAGATATTAATCGTATTGAACCGTTTTTAGAGAAATTAGCCGAGTTATGGAAGCAAAGTCCAGATTTTAGGTTTGGACAACTTATTTATGTGTTAGCGGATAAACTTGATACTAACGATATTTTCTTTCCAGAAGAAGACGCTTGGATTGCTTGTTTTGAAGAATTAATTAAGGTAAAGGAAAAAGAAGGAAATGGAAATAGAGGCACAGTGTAAAAGAATAGAAGAAGCTTTAAAAAAAATAGACATATCTTTATATGACAGTTATGGTAAAATGCGTAGTTTCTTATTAGTTATGCAAGAACTAAATGTGGTATGGGGGTTGACCTCTAAAGAACAACAAAATGAAATTATTCGTAGTTTTAGAATGTGTTTGAGAATAAAATAAAAGAAGAAAGGATTAATTATGTCGGCAAAAGTAAAAGACTTCGTAGAATCATTTGACATGGAAATACGAAAGCCCAAAATAAAAAATCATAGAGAGCCAGTAGTGCCTATTTTCGAAGTACTGTTAGTTAATGACTTAGACTTTGTAATTAGAAGAAAAACTAAAACAACAGATAGAACGTTAGGAATATTATTAACTCAAGAGAATTTTTACTTGAAAAATAATAAAACAGACGAAATAAAAGTGCCAATAGAAACTGAAATAGCAAACTTTTTTAGTTATGGGTATTTTAACATAACAAAAGAACTTGCGGAGGTTGATTGGGTTTTAGTAGACTTTACATATATGGATTATACTAGATTTTCAAAGGCAATAGTAAGTTTAATCAGGGATAAACTGAAAAGAGAGCTGTATAAAAACAAAATATTTGGAAATAAATATACTTATTATGGTAAATATATAGAAATAAACAAGAAATTAGGACTGCAAATATTTAAACAAAGCAAGCTGTCTTTAGATACAGGTTTTGCTGAATGTTTTAACATTTTAAAACTATATAGCTATGATAAAGCTATTTACTTTCTAGAAAAATCGGTTGACGCTAATGTTTGCTATACTTATACAAAGGATAACTATAGGCAAAATTGTCTTAGTGACCTATGTAAGAGATATAATCTAGACATAAACAGATTGATTGATTATGTTTTTGAGGACTTATATCATCAAGGTATTTCCACTTGTAATGGTACTATATTAGATATATATTCAGATTATCTAAATATGCAATTGATGTATTATGGAAAGATAAAAGACAGATATCCTAAAGCACTTAAAACACAACACGACATTATGTCCTTACATTACTCTTTCTTTAAGAAGTTTAATAAAGAACAAATTCTAGACCACGTTAATTTTTCGTATAATCAATATGCTTATGATAATAAAGACTATTGTATTATACTACCAAAAACAACTCAAGATATTGTTAGCGAAGGAATAGCATTAAATCATTGTGTTGCTTCCTATGTTGATAAGGTTCTTAGTGGTAAATCTTATATTTGTTTTTTGAGAAGCATTGATAATCCTCAAGAATCTTTAGCAACAATAGAAATCGTTGGTGGTGTTATAATGCAAGCAAGAATAAGCTTTAACAAAATGCTTAGTGACGATAGTTTTAGATTCTTAGTGAAATGGGCAATGGAAAAAGACTTAAAAGTTATGCCAAATATCATAGGTGACAGAAGTTCCGAGTTAAAAATTGAACTAGAAAAACAATTTAAAAAAATAATCTTAAAAGAAGAAAAAAAGGGGGAATAAAAATGCAATTTTATGGAAATTTTAATGGAAAAGAAATTAAAAGCGCATATGAGGGGTTAGTTGTTCTAAGACAAATGGGGAAAAGTGGGGAACTTCCAAAAACAGTAGATTTAACGAGTGCAAGAAAAGAAGTTATGAGCCATTTAGATACTTGTCAATTAACAAGTAATACTTTCACAATGGAAGAGGTAGAAGCTTTTAATACAAGTAACTATACTATTGTTGACGTTGTTAAAAATGGAATGAAATTCTATACTTTGAAGAAAATGAAGAATGATGAAGGGTGTGATAAAGAAGATTATGGTTTTAATTGTGAAAATTGCTACAAAGACATCTAAAAAGGAGAGATAGACATGAAAGAAAATTTAACGGAAATAGTATTTATTTTAGACGAAAGTGGTTCAATGTATAATTTAGTAAATGATACAATAGGTGGTTTTAATAGCTTTATAGACGCTCAAAAAGAGGAAGTGGGGGAGGCAAATGTAACAACTGTAGCTTTTAGTACTACTCATAGATATATTCATGAGGGCGTAAACTTAAAGGATTTAATAGCCCTAAATAGTAAAGATTATCGCCCTAATGGGGGTACTGCTTTATTAGATACTATTGGGTCTACAATTTTAGATTTAGGGCGTAAATTAGATGAGTTAGGTGAAGGTTATAAACCTTCAAAAGTTATTTTTGTAATTACTACTGACGGTGAAGAAAATGCTAGTAGAGAATTCACAAGAGCAAAAATAAAGGAAATGATTGAACTCCAAACTAATACCTATAACTGGCAATTCTTGTTTTTAGGTGCTAATATTGATGCTGTATCAACAGCGGAGTCATTTGGTATTTTACGAAGTTTTGCTTGTAATTATACCGCTAGTTCAGTTGGTACGGAAAGTGTTTATAGTGGACTAAGTAAAACAGTATCTAGTTATAGAGAAGGTGAGGCGGTCTTAGACGGTTGGAGTGACGAAATAAAATAAGGGGGATAAATATGTTTTCAATATACGAAGCTTTTTTAGACGAGGAATATTTTCAAGAATTAGAAGACGCATCAAAAGAAGAACTGATTCAAATGTATAGGGATTTTGTTAGTTTATCTAATGACGTTTCTGTGAGTAATGTTAGTGTTGCTAGAAAACAAGGTTTTCTAACTTGTAGTATTATAGTAATAATTGCTATTTTTCTTGTGAATATATTAAGTTAGTAAAGTTGAACAAGATACGATAAAGTTATTGACAAATGTTTGTGAATAGTGTATAATATTATTATAGTCATTTAAATATATCGTACATATTGCACAAATGTTACACCCAAATCATTTATTGTTTTACAACATTATAAATAAATATTCTAAAAAAGGAGCCACCTATGAAAATCAAAGATGGAGTTATTGTACCCATTAAAAGAAATAAATCTCCAGCACAATCTTGAGTTGAAATGAACATTAGACTACACATACGCATATACAACATAATAAATAAAATCAAACTCTAAAGGGGAAATTAAAAATGGAAGATAGTATTAAAAAATTAGTAAATCAAGTTAAATTGACAGGTGTTATTGCTGAATTAGAAGTAAGACAAGGCACTCAAAAAGCTAATCCTCAAAAAGGTTCAGTTGCAATGCCTTACATTAGCGTAAAAGGTGAAATTCAATTTGGCGCTCAAAAATCAATGAGTAGAAGATTTGAAACATATGTCACTAAGTATAAGAAAAATGGGTCGGAAAATGGCTTATTTCAACCAACATTAAATTTTATCTCTACAGCTAAAAGTGTTGCTAAAAGTAGTATGGAAGAAGCTACATTTATTTCAATTCAAGGTGAAATAAAAACAAATGACTATGTTAATAAAGATAAGATTTTAAAAGAAGGACTTACTATCAAAGCTACGTTCTTTAACACTGTTGAGACCTATGATATTTCTAAAAGCAAATCGGAAAATCTAGCTACGTTAGGGGAGAGTAAAATTGACGTCGAAGGATATATTCAAAGTTACATCCCAGAAATTAAAGGTGAAGAAAGCACTGAAACTGGTAGATTGAAATTAAATATTTTAACAACGGATTTCTTTGGGAATATAATCCCTATTAAAAATATTATTGTGCCAAAAGAATTTTTTGAGGACTTCCAAAAGATTTACGGCGAGACTCAAACAGCACTTTTCTTCTTATCATACCTTGCAAACAAAGCGGAGTCTAAAGTTGCTACGGTTGGTGGTTTAGGGGTACAAAGAACAACTGATGGAAAAACTTATACTGAAATGGTTTTAAGTGGTGCAAATCCTGCTGTTGATTCAGATAGTGAAGTTGGTATTAGTGTAGAAGCAATTCAAATAGCATTGAAAGTTAGAAAAGAAATGTTAGACGAATTAGTTGTCAAGGGATATCAAGGCAAAGCTACAGCAAGTGCCCCTATGGGAATTGGTACTAAAGGTGGCGTTGTAGCCCCTAATAATGACCTAGATGACGATGATGACTTACCTTTCTAAGATAGAAAGGTAAGAAGTACATAAATAAGTATATAAATATACAAATATATAATCACATAAGTATGAACAATTAATAAAAATAAAAAATAAAACATATAAAATAAGGAGACATAAATGGATTTTACACAACCAAGTATTACAATAGTAGAGAAGTCAGCAAAAGGTAAGAGTTTTTTCATATATGGGACAAATAGAACAGGCAAGACGGCAAATGCGGTTAAGTTCCCAAAACCTTTTGCGATTCCTTTTGAAAAAGGGTTAAATGCTATTGCGGGATTACCACACGAAATTCCTAATAAGTGGTCGGATACTAGAAATATTACTAAACAGTTCCAAAGACCAGAAGTTAAGGCACTATTTGATACGATTATAGTTGATACGGCGGATAAAATGGGTGAAATGTTAATAAAGTATATTTGCTCAATACATGGTGTTTCCGCTATTGGTGACGCAAACAATGGCTTTGGTGCATATGGTGATATTACTAAATACCTTGCTGAGTTCATTGACCCATTGTTGAAAGAAGGATATACAGTAATTATTATTGGACACGAAAGTGAAAAACAACTTACTGACCCGCAAACTGGCGAGAAATATACTAGAATTATGCCTAGAGGTGATAAGAGAGTTATTCAAGCTATTTCAGACGCGGTGGATATTATTGGGTATTGTCAACCTAATGGTTTTGATAGTGAATCAGGTGAAGAAATACTTTCTACAATCTATCTTAAAGACGCAAAGTTTTTCAAGGCTGGCTCTAGATGGGAATATATGCCTAATTCAGTTTCACCTTTTACCCCAGAAGGATTGACAAATGCATTAATTGAGGCTATTGAAAGACAAGAAAAAGAAGACGGTAGTGAAAACTATGTTCAAGTTAAAAAAGTTGAAAGTGCCCCTGTTGCAATTAGTTATGATGAAGTTAAGGCTAGGTTAGGTGAGCTATATCGTGCTATTAAAGAGAAAACAGGTAATTATAACTTAGCTTTAGAGTTAACGGAGAATAAACTTGGCGAAGGTGTTAAGATTAACGATACAACTAAGAAACATCAAGAGATACTTGAAGAGTTGATTGACGATATGGAAGAAAGAGTAGCAACTTTATAAAGTATAAGGTATAAGGTATAAGGTATAAGCTATATAATATATAAACCTTTTGAGGACGGATACATATGTTATCTGTCCTTTCTAAGAAAGTGAGGACGAATGGCAAAAGTAAAGGCGAAGAAAGAAAGAAAGGTTAAATGCCCTAAATGTGGTGAATATAACGAGAAAATTGTTACAATATTGTATAATAAAAGATACTATTGCGAAGCTTGTTTTGAAGCTACTAAGAATGCCGTAAAACAAGAAACAGATGATTATAAAATCCTTATTTCATATGTGTGTAGTATTTATAATATAACTATCCCAGACGGTTTGATGTTTAAGCAAATTAAAGAGTTTAAAGATACTTTTGGCTACTCTTATAAAGGCATGAAAACAACATTACATTATTTTTACGAAATATTAGAAGGAAATGACACAGGTAATAGTAGGGGTCTTGGAATAATACCTTATGTGTATAAAGACGCTGTAGACTTTTATAAAACTAAAAAATCAATTAAAGATAGTCTTACTAAAGTGGATATGGACGAATTAAATAATGATATTAAAATAATTACAATCAATAAAAAGAGCATAAAACAAAAAGTGGAAGAAGATTATAAAAGACTAGTCTACATAGATATAGAGGAACTATAAGCACCGCAAAGGAGTAAAATATGACAGACAAAGAATTGGCTAGTTATTCAGATAAACAAGCTATTAGAGAAGTATTAGGAAGTTTTTTACAAGAACCCCAATTAATTAGAGAGTATAAAGTTACTAAATCGGATTTCCCCGAAAGATTCCATAAAATAATTTTTGCGGGTATCACAAACCTATATAGAAATGGTATCGAGGAACTTGACGCTGTTGCTATAGATGAGTATTTATCACATTATGAGATACAATACGAAGCTTTTAAAAAGAATAATAGAGGAATAGAGTTTATTGATAGTGTAAAAGAAATGTCTTTAACCTCAAATATTCAGTATTATTTTGATAGGTTGAAAAAGTTTTCCTTATTAAGAAGTTGTGTTAAAAATGGCTTTGACGTTTCATACTACTTTAATCCAAATGAAGTTGACCCTGTTACAATGGAAAATCAAAGAGATAGGTTAGACAATAGTACTAATAACGAAATAGTTGACTATCTTAAGAAGAATTTTTTAGAAGCTGTTGCACCTTTTATTATAGGAGCTGGAAGAGATTCTAAAAAAGCAGGTGTTAGTGGTATGGAACAGAAAGAAAGATGGAAAAATGATACAGCTTGGGGATTAGGTTATGCAAGTCTTTATATGACAACAGTTTTTCATGGAATTAGAAAAAGAAGATTCAATATTATGTCAGCAGGAACAGGGGTAGGTAAACTCATTTTCAATAAATAAAGGGGTATTATGTTAGAAAAGACTAAAGAAAAGTATGATAAAGGTATGGTACTATATTTAAAAGGAGAATTAAGTTTAGTACAAATTAGTAAGAAATTAACGATACATAGAGGGAAGTTTACAGATTACATGAAACAAAATGGGATTGTAATAGTAAATAAACAAAATGAAGCTAGAAAATTGTCCCTAAAAATTTATTGAATCATTTTGTAAGAGGTTTTATAGACGGTGATGGTTCAATATTTATAAGTCAAGGAAGACCAAGATTCGCAATATATAGTGGTTCTAAAGGATTTATCCCAGACTTGGTAAAGGAAATGGGTTGGAAACAACTCATAATAAGAAAAGATAAGCAAGCAGAAGTTTATACTACAGAATATAGTGGGAAACAAGTTTATTACATACTATCTCCTCTTTACGAAAATTCTAATATATATTTAGAAAGAAAATACACCAAATTTATTGAAATAAAAAAGTGCCGTCTTAAGTAGTAATACATAAGAATATAAGTGTGGTATTAAGCAGGAAAGTCCTCCCTCATAGAAAGGATAACCCGAACCGAAGTTTTGAACTTAAAAGTCAAAACAGGGGCAGAGCATAGAAATTGAAACTGTATCTTAAGGTACAGAATATAATATTTCCAAGAGTCCACGCCACCCAATCAAGTAATGTTGTGGGTGAAAAGATATGCCGAGCTAATCTGTAATGGATTAGAAGTAAGGATAAAAAGCCTTACGATAACAAACTGAAAACCCGATTATCTATAGCTAATTTAGCTACGATATGTGCCCCCGCAATTTACGATAAGCAATTAGGCAAATGGATTAGAAATCCAAATGGAACCGAAAATAGTGGACTGTATGTAGGCACAGAAATGGAGTTGCTTGAAGAAATAGACCCTATTCTATGGGCATTTATGGCTGATGTCCCACAAGACCATATTGAATATAATACATATGAGGATGGCGAAGAAGCAAGAGTAGACGAAGCAATTCGGCTACTATGCGACGAAGGTAACATATGGCTAGAATATGTCCCAGAATACGATTTAATGACGTTAGAGGCAATCATAGAAGAACATAAGCTTAAACATAAGACATCACACGTTTTCTTCGATTATATCCACACAACAATTGAATTATTGAGCGAATTTGCTGAAAAATCAGTGGTTAAAATGGTTGTTAGAGAAGACCAGGTATTAGCACAAGTATCAACTACATTAAAACATTTTACAAGGAAATATGATATTTCTCTTGATACAGGGACACAAGTTTCTGGGGATTTTAAAAATGCTGATAATAGAGATAGCACGATTATTCGTGGTTCTAAAGCTATTGCGGATAAGGGGGATGGATGTTCTGTTGCTATGCCACCTACCGCTATAGAAATGAAGAAAATAGACGCAATATTAAGAGCAAGAATGGGAAGTCCAAAACCAAACTTAGTAATTTCCGTTTATAAAAACAGAGGGGGGAAATGGAATGACATTAAAATTTGGTTATATGTTGATTATGGTACAATGAGAGTCTTTGACCTTTTTGTTACCGACAATGATTATAAATTAGATGGGGAAAAGGTTTTAGGATTAAATAAAACATATATTAACATTGAAGAAGAAGGAATTGCGTTTGAAAAACCTACTGAGGTAAAAGTTTACTAGAAGGAGCGTGATTTCATGTTAAATAAAGACGATGTGCTAGAGAGATTTGAAACACAACATGTCTTGAAATTAATGGAAGAGGAAGGGGAGTATCCCTTTAAAACCGAGAGTGAAAAAGGTCAAATATGGTTTAAAACAATTTGTCATACTGGTGACCTAACTAAGAAAAGCAATAAATTATGCTATTTTGAGGAAAGCAAAACATTCTTTTGCTATACCGAATGTGGTTCAATGAGTATATTTAACTTCGTTATGCAAGTTAGAGGCGTAGAGTTCTCAAGTGCTGTTGAGTTTATTGGGGAGTTAGTTGGGATGAATCAGAGGGTTGGTCTTGGTATTACTAGTAATAGAAACAACCACAAAGAAATAAATTCAGAAATGAATATAATTAATAAATATACTAAAATGAGAAATAAAAAACCTAGCCCCCCTTTAACTGTTCTTAAAGGAATAAAAAATCCAAACATATTAGATTATTTTGAGAAAGACGTATTCTATGAGGGATGGTTAAACGAAGGTATTGGATTTAAAACTATGATTGACTTCAATATTTTATGGTATGAGTCTCAAAAAGCGGTTATAATTCCACATTTTAATCAAAAGGGTAAAATAGTTGGTATTAGAAGAAGAAGCTTATTGGAAGAGAACGTAAAAAGTAAATATATGCCACTTATCCTAGAAGGTCAAATGTATGAGCACCCTTTAAATTCAAATTTATACGGTCTGTATGAACATATACAAACAATTAAAAGATTAAGAAAGGTTGTTATTGTAGAGTCCGAGAAAAGTGTATTGTTGGCACATGAATATTATGGCGAAAATACTTTTGTTATAGCAACATGTGGTTTCAATATATCAAAGTGGCACATAAGGACGTTACTTTCTTTAGGGGTTGAAGAAATTATTATAGGGTTTGACAAAGATTTCGACATAACTTCATTTGAAGACGCGGACGCTAAGAGTGCCGTTTTTAAACAGTTTCTTTCATATAAAAAAAGAATAATCTCATTAGCACAGAAATTAACCCCTTATTTTCGTACTTTTGTACTTTGGGATGAATATAAAAAGTTAGACGTTAAAGACTCCCCTTTTGATAAAGGACAAGAAGTCCTAGAGTTTTTAATGAAAAACAAAGTAGAAATGACAACAGAGATTGAAGGGTATGAAGAACCTAAAAAACAAACAAATAAAAGGAGAATATAAGTTGGAAAAACTATATTGGAAAATAAAACACGATTGTAAATTTGACGTAAATGACGATTATATGGAAACAATTCTAAAATCAAAAGGAATTGAGGATATTGGAAGATTTTTAAATGTAAATAAAAACGATACTCATAGCCCATCTTTATTTAAAAACATAGATAAAGGATTAGATATATTTCATAATTCTTTAGGAAAAGGGAAGAAAATATATGTACAACCAGACAGTGACGTAGATGGATATACATCGTCAAGTTATATGGTACAATTTATAGCGGATGTAAGTCCAGAAACAGAAGTAGTTTTTAGCGTTCACACAAATAAAGAACATGGTCTATTATATAAAGATATTAAACATTTAGAGAACGTGGATTTATTTATAGTTCCAGACGCAAGTGTTGAGAGTGAAAAGGAATGCTTATTAATTAATGAGAATTTCACAGCGCCTATATTAATACTAGACCACCATGAGATTATTACTGAAATATTACCGTATACTACATTAATTAACTGTATGGACGGACAATACCCTAACCCCACATTATCTGGCGTAGGGGTTGTACATAAATTTTGTTTGGCTTATTGCGAGAAATATGGACTAAACGAAAACTATGCCAATCAATTTATAGACTTAGTGGCTTTAGGTATGATAGCGGATAGTGTAGATATGAGAAACTTAGAAACTAGATACTATACTTTAGAAGGACTTAAAGAAGAAAATAGAAAAAACTTATTTATTAAAGAATTATCTAGTAAATTTGCTGACGATATGAAATTGGGACATACAATAACATCTTATGGTTGGGTTTTAGCCCCTAAAATTAACGGGTGCGTGAGATACGGCAAACCAGAAGAACAGTTAAACTTATTCAGAGCAATGTGCGGTGAAGTCGAAGATTCAGCATATCAACCTAGAAGACCAAATGGCTCAGATAAAAGTCTACCTAAACCACCTATTGAAACTCATTCATTGCAAAAGACTATGGCTAGAGTTAGTGCAAATGCAAAAGCAAGACAAGATACAGAAGTTAGAAAAGTTATGAAAGAAATTGACATTAAAATCGAATCTCAAAAATTACAGCAAGACTCAGTTATTATTGTAGATGGTACTGAATTATTAAAAAAGAAAACTTTAAGTGGGTTGGTTGCTAACAAACTTACCAACAAATATAAAAGACCTGTTTTGATATTAAATAGAATGGGTGCCAAAAATGTAACGCTTAAGGAAGGGGCTGTGATTGAGGATATTGAAATTGGTGACGATAGTAATAATTATAATGACTCAAAACTTGAAAAAGCCGATGTTATTGTAAATGAAGATTCAACTAAAGAACTTAAAGACGATGATATTATATTTGGTGGTTCCGCAAGAGGGTATTCTAAAGGCAAAATTAAAAACTTAAAAGAATTTATGTTTTCTACTGGTTACTTTATTAAGTGTGCAGGTTAACATCATGGCCTGAACATGCCTTTTCCTTATTATCGTAAGGGGTATATCCTATATTTGTATATGATATGCTAACGGGGAACCCTAAGTCTTAAATAGATATGGAAATCCCGTGGGAAAGTTGTTGTATGATTTCAAGAGGTTTAATTGAAAAAATATATATATAAAATTACTAATAAGATTAATGGAAAGTCATATGTAGTTCAAACAAGTAATCTAAAAAAAAGATTCCTAGACCATAGAAGAATGGCAAAAAATTCTTCGGCTATTTAAAAAAATTGTCAAAAACTCTCGTGAATTCATTCATGAGATGAATTGGCTTGAGCGGGAAGCACGTGACTTTAGTCATGTGTAGTTCACAGAGAGCAATAGTAAAGTATGGAATAGAGAGTTTTATCTTTGAAATGATAGATTATGGGGAAAACTATAATGAACTAGAAAAAAATATATTAAAAAATAATTATATAACAACTAATCCTGTAACGACTATTCCCTTAATAGGGAAGTAGAGTCACTACTGATACGTGGCAAGGTTCTAGGAAACGAAGCCTTTGAAAATCGAAACGGGTGTGCATATTTTAAGTTTTTTACTGTAAAATATGTAAGAGATAGTCTGTGCCATTGGAAACAATGGATTCCACATGCACGCTGGAGCTTTTGGTATAGAGATTTGCGATAAAAACATTGACAAAGTTAGAAATTTATGTAATAATAAGATAGGCAAGGAAGATTTAGTTACTGTTCATGAAGTAGATTATGAAATTAAAGCTTCAAACCTAAAAAACTCAGCAATAAGCGAAGTTGCAGAGGCATATGCGATTTGGGGAAATCAAGTTGACGAGCCTAATTTTGTAATTACAGATGTTGACGTTGACGCAAAAGATATTAAAGGTTATGGGGAGCACAATGGTTTTATTAAATTTAAATTTAATGACGTTGACTTTATTAAAAATTATTGCTCAAAAGGGGATATAGATGAATTAACGCAATCAGATAGAAACATCTTAGGGGAAAATAAAAAGAAACTTAAGATTACCATTATAGGACATTTTACATTTAATATGTACGAAGGTAATAAATATCCTCAAGTTAAAATATCTTCGTTCTATAGTGAGGAAAGACTAGAAAAAACAGAGGATGAATTATCTTTTGAAGATGTTTTTTAGAAAATTAAAAAGAAAGGAAAATTATTATGCCTAGAGTTAATAAAGAATATATGAGCAATCATAATCATTGCGAAGACTCTAACTTCAAAATGAAAGATTCTGTAATTAGAGCCGAAGATATTGTAAACCACGCAATTAAAATGGGATATAGTGGCGTTAGTATCACAGACCATGAAACATTATCATCACATATTAGAATTTCACAGAGATATCACTACTTAATGGATTTGAAAAAGAAATATGACGACCCAGATATTGATAATACGTCGGAAGATGAAAAAGAAATGCAAAAAGAAATGTCACTGCTCGAAATCATGCCTAGCAACTTTAAATTGGGGCTAGGCAATGAAATCTACTTGATTGATGATATAGTAGATGTAACCGAAAACTATGTGAGTGGTGTAACTAAATACTTCCATTTTGTATTGCTTCCTAAAAATGCAAAAGGTCACGAACAATTAAGACAAATATCATCTTCCGCTTGGGGTAATTGGTTTAGACAAAATGGGGTTGAAAGAGTGCCTACTGTGAAAAGTGACCTAGTAAGTATTATAGGTGAGAATAAAGGAAATTTAATTTCTACTAGTGCTTGTCTTGGGTCGGAATTTAGTAAATTAATTCTTGATTATGCATATGGATATGAAGGTTCAAAGGTCAAACTACATAGATTTATAACGTGGTGCATAAATACTTTTGGGAAAGAAAACTTTTTTATTGAGTTACAACCAACTTTTGAAATGCCCCAAGAGGATTTTTTAACTAGTCACCCACAAATAATAGCTAATGTTAATGCTGTTAAAATTGCTAAAGCATATGGGTTAAGCACTACAGTTACTACAGACTCTCATTATTTGAAAAAAGAACATAGGAAAATTGTGCATGAAGCATATCTACATTCAGACGAAGATAATTCAAACAATAGAGAACTTGGTGACTTTTATGCAACAACTTATATGATGAGTAAGAATGAATTGTATGATTTATTGTGTAACCATTTAGAAGAAGAAGACGTTATAAATGCTTTTAAAGGAACAATGTTAATACATGATATGATTGAAGATTATGACCTTCATCAAGACGTTATTGTGCCTAGAGATAAGAATATTCCAGAATTTGACGTTAAAGGTTTATTTGAGGATTGGTATGAAGAATGTCCTTATATAAAAAAATTTGCTGAATCAGAGGACGTCCAAGAGAGATATTTTTTGTACAAGTGTGAAGAGGGGTTTTTGAATAAAAGACAAGAGTTTAATGACGTGAACATAAAAAGAATTAATATAGAAATGGAAGAAATATGGGAAGCTAGTAATAGAATTAACATGAGAATTGCCCCTTATTATATATTAGTTGAAGTTTTAGTTAATAAAATAATGTGGAATATATCTTATGTTGGGGTAGCACGAGGTAGTGTGACTGGATTTTTTGTCGCATATTTGATGGAAATAACGCAAATGAATCCAATAAAATATGACTTACCACATTGGAGACACCTTAAAGTAGCTTAAATTTTAAACTTTTACGCTCTCATGAGAGATATCAAAGTTTAAAGTCATTAGAAAAATACAATAGGGGAATATTATAGTAATATAATATGTTAAGTTTTGTGAACACGTTGGTTACGTGGTGTTTAGTTAATTCTATGCTAACGGTGAAAGTCTAAGTCCGAAAAGATATGATAATACCGTGCCAAGCAAAAATAAAAAATATTTTTGAAGGTGTAACGACTATCCCAAAGGGGAGTAAGATGGATAATAACCACCATTTGAAGCGCAAAACACCCAATCATTAAGTTGAGGGTGAAGATATAGTCTAGCCTTTATGGAAACATAAAGTATAAGCGAAGCAAATTAAGACCAGAGTTGCCTGAACAATATTGGGCATTGAGTGTGAACCTCGCTAGAGGGTGTGTATAGATAATCATATCTATATGCTATCGGTATCAGTTGAATAAGACTTCTATACATGCCTTACAAGGGGATTATAGATATAAAAAAGACGAAGCCACTGACTAAGAAAGCCTAAAGTCCTATTTTAATAGGATAGTTGGTAATACCGAGCCAAGTTACAGTACAATATATCTCGATATAAAGGGGATATAAAATGAGCGAAAGATTAGCGATAATTTATAAAATAACAAATATTAAAAATAATTACATATATGTTGGTTCTACAACAAAAACACTAGAAGAAAGATTTTGTGCACACCTTCATAAGTCAAAGACAGATTTTGATAAATATCTTCTATATAGTGACCTATTGGAACAAGACGAAAAAGATTTTATAATGGTTGCTTTAGATACTAGTTTGATTAAGCATCGTTTTATAATTGAGGCATATTGGACTAAAAAATTACTAGAAGAGGGAAATGCTATGTATAATATGAAACAAGGTAATACGCACACGCAAAATACAAAGCAAAGACTATCTGAATCAAGACAAGCAAGTGGGTTTGATTATTCTTCTAATGAGTTTAAAGATAAAATGAGATTAGCAACCTCTGGAATAAATAATGGTATGTATGATAAGAAAGACGAAAATGCCGTAAATGGTAGGATAGTTGTTGCATTGGACGATAATGGTAATGTATTTAAAACATTTAATTCAGTTAAAATGGCAACTCAATTCTTAAATACAAAAGGACATACCGCATTAGGTAAAGCTTGTAGAAACAACGAGAAATATAAAGGATACTATTGGAAAAAAGAATGGGTTAATCGCTGATATATTGTACGATAAAAGGTTTAACGACTATTCCGCAAGGAAGTAGATGTAGATTTAAGCACTACATCGAAGCGCATTCACTATTTATTAAAGATAAATAGAAGATATAGTCTAATCCCACTATTAAATTAGTGTTAAAGTATCTCGAAAGAGAGGGTATAAATGGATATAGATTTAGATTCAGAGTCGTCAAAAAGGCAACAAATATTCCAAGCAATGAAAGATTATTATGGGGTACTTAATGTTTTAAATATTCTTACTTTAAGAACAGAAGGGACTAAAAGTGCTTGTTTAACGGTTTGTAGAGGTTTTAATATAGACACTGATACTTCACAAGCAATAGCGGATATGATTCCCTTTGAACGTGGGGCAAATTGGTCTTTAAATGATTGCTTTAAAGGAAATGAGGAAAAGGGAAGAGGTAAACTTACTGAGTTTATAGACGCAATAGCAAAACATGAGGGTTTGAAAGAGGCAATGTTTTTGATAGAAGGTTTGGTTTGTGGAAGGTCAATTCATGCTTCTGGTGTATATGTTTTCGATAATGGATACTTACTTCAAAATAGTAGAATGAAAGCCCCTAATGGTACTGATATTACGTGTTGGACTATGAATGATTCGGATTATTGTGGTGGGTTGAAAATAGACGTTCTTACAATCCAAGCTTTAGATAAAATACATATTACAATGGATTTACTAGCTGAACATGGATTGATAGAACAACAACCAACAATGAAAGAAACTTATAATAAATATATCCATCCAGACGTTTTAGAATATGAAAATAAAGAAATGTGGGAAATGTTGGGTGAGAATAATTTAATAGACGCTTTCCAGTTCGATACTGATGTTGGTAGTGACGCGGTAAGAAAGGTTAAACCTACAAATATTTTAGACTTAGCTGTAGCAAATAGTCTAATGAGGCTTATGGCTGATTTAGGAAATGAAAGCCCCATTGACACCTACGTTAAGTTTAAAAACAATATTACTCTTTGGTATAATGAAATGAGAGATTTTGGGCTTAACGAAGAAGACGTTAAAGTAGTTGAAAAACATTTATTAAAATTATATGGGGTTGCTGATACTCAAGAAGTTGTAATGCAAATGGTAATGGACGAGAAAATTAGTGGTTTTGATATTCCTTTAGCGAATAAAGTTAGAAAAATTATAGCAAAAAAGAAAGCCTCTGAAATAGATAGCATGAGAGAATTCTTTTATAAAAAAGCTAAAGAAATAAACCCAACTTCGAAATTAGCCGAATATATATGGGGGGTACAAATTAAACGTCAACTTGGCTATAGTTTTAGTCTCAATCACACAATGCCATATTCAGCAATATGTGTACAAGAAATGAATTTAGCACATAGATATAATAAGATATTTTGGAATACAGCTTGTTTAACGGTAAACGCTGGAGCCGATGAAGATAATGACAATAATAAAACGACTCAATACGGGAAAATCGCCAAAGCTATTAGTGAAATTAGAGGTAAAGGACAATTAATGACATTACCAGATATCAATACAGCTAAATTTGGATTCACACCAAATCTTAACACGCAAGAAATAATTTTTGGACTTAAAGGAATTTGTGGTATCGGGGACGACACCGCTCAAGCAATAATTAGTAATAGACCATATACAAGTTTAGACGATTTTATGAATAAAATGAACATATATAAAAACGAAGAAACAGAAAATAAGTTTGGGAATAGTGCTGTTATAACCTTAATAAAAGGTGGTGCTTTTGATAATTTAGAAGGTAAATCTAGGGTTGAAATCATGAAAGATTTTATTTTGAAAATATCAGACCCCTCTAAAAAATTGACAGCAATTCATATTCCTCACCTAGCTAAATTAAATGTATTTACTAAACAGCAAAAAGCATATGAAGTAAGACTTTACAAATTCAAAAAATACGCTTGTTCAAAAGAGTTTTTTGTTAAGAAAACAGGTAAAAGCGATAGTAGTAGTTATTATAGACTTGAAACACAATTTTCACTTCCATTCTTCTATCAACATTTCGAAACAAATATGTTAGAAGACAAAGATTACTATTATGACGATATTGGAAATGTAGTTGTAAAAAAGGGAAGTTTAGATAGAGAATATGATAAGCTTATGAAACCTTTTAATGAGTTGATTTTAAGCAATCCTAAGAATTTAGATTTAATTAATAGAGTTAAATTTGATGAGTTATGGATGAAACATGCGGTGGGAACCTCTTCTAAATGGGAAATGGACGCATTAAGTTTTTACTATGGCGTTCATGAATTATCACATGTTAATAAAGAAGAGTATTTAATCTCAAACTTCTTTGATTTACTAGAAGTACCAACAGGTACACAAACATATTTTTGGAGAGGAAAAGAAAAAGTTAGGTTTACTCTTTGTAGGATTTGTGGTACAGTATTAGATACCGATAAGAATAAAAACACAGTAACATTATTGACACCAGAAGGTGTTGTAATGATTAAATACTATAAAGGGAATTTTG